CCGCGCAGACAACCACGGACATCACGACGACTATCAAGCCGCGCATCCAAAAGTTATTTATGCCGTGCATAAAACCTCCATTTTCTTGTGTTTGTAGAAATCGGAAAGGGGCCTTTCGGCCCCACACTTAAAGCACTCCTTCACTAAAAAGGAAGTGCCTCATCTTCAACCGGAGCCATAGCCGGTGCTGCCGCTGGCGCAGCCTTGCGCGGCTGCTCGTCGTCCAGGTCGTACAGGTTGAGCCACCCGCTGAACTCTGGGCCCACCGGCATCGCGTCCACCTTGATGGAGACGCTCTTGTCGTCACGGACAAACGCCTTACCAACCGTCACGTAACGATTCTTCTCTTGCCCATTCGCGTCCGTGTACTTACCATTCGTCGCTACCACTTTCTTCCACTGCTTCATACGGCACTCCTTGCCTGTTTAACAAAATCTCTTTCGCCATCGTTGAGACGGCCCCACACTGCCTTCCTTTCGTAGCTAGACAACTCCTCAATTGTCTCTTTTAGTAGTGAATGATCGTCAGCCTCGTAAGCCTCCGAGATTGCTGCTGCCGACTCATCGAGCTGAGTATTGGCAACAGACAGCAGGGCCCGCCATTCAGCTTTGAACGCAGTCTTACGTCCCGGTGGCGCATCATTAAAGATGTCAACGCGCTCCGTCTCGCTTAACTGCACCTGCACGAACTCATGGAAGCCGCTTGCGTCCTGACTAGCCAGAAGCTGCTCTGCCTTGTCGAACTTTGTCTCAGCGACGACGTGCTTAAGGTCGCCCAGATACAAGCCCATCCCGACCCCGTGCATGGCGATTGCCTTTACGAAACAGCGCATCTGAGCATCACTGATGTCTCTCGCGTTGGGGGAGGCTATAGCCTTGTTACGATGGTCCATGACTGGTAGCTGCATCTCGTGAGTGATGTCTCTCACCGTCACCCCAGCCTTGACCATCATGCTTCCGTCAGGAAACGTGACAGGATCGCCAAAGTAGTAAGTGCTCTCTGGGTACTCCTCAACTAAAGCATTCCATGCGAAGGCCCAGCTCAAGTAGTCCAGGTTGCCCTTTCGCTCAATGCCGTTGCTGACATCCTTCCTCGATAACGCTACATAGCGATTAACTTTATCCATTTAGCCTCCTTGCTGTTCAAGTTCGTAGATGAGACGGCTCAGATAGAACTGGGCCTTCTTGCAGTCCTCCAACTGCGAGCCCTTTAGCTGATGCCTATGCATGTACTTGTAGACCTGCCCACGCAGATAGTCGTTCACACCAGAGCCCAGCATCATGTGTATGTAGTCAATGCACTCGACCTCTGATGTGGTGTAGTGCGCTGGTCTGTTAACAGGGTCATGGCTGACTCCCACGGCGACACTGTTAAGGCTGTTCCACTCCTCTGGGGTGATGTCGTCGATGCTTCCCTTTCTCACTTTGTCAATGGACATCGCTTTCCTCCTTGTGCGCGTCGGACTCATAGTCCAAGTCCTCATCTGATGGGACGGTGTCCTCCCAGTGGTACGTAAGGCCGATGTACAGCCCCAGCGGAACCCACAGCGGTGCAGTGACAACCGCCAGAGCAGTCGCACACAAACTGTAAAAGTTAATGGACATCAGTCATCTTCTCCTCTGCCTGCCCCATGATGATGTTGGCCTCTGTGCACAACACCTCCCACACCTCAATGAACCTGTCACAGCTAATGCCCTTCTCATCGCAGGCTGTTCTGATGTCTGAGATTGGTAGGTCCTCCACGCCGCCAACCATGTGGATGATGTCCCACAGCTCGGACAGGTTTTGATCAGCTCTCCAGTCCATTAATTCCTCCTCACTTTTGAACCGAGGTCCATGTACTCAATGTGCGGCTCACCATCGATCACCACGCCGCACGATATGATCGGCTTCTTGGCGAAGTTCTTGCCGTAGGCAAATGCCATGTGCTCGTGGTTCACTCCGCAGCCGACAGCCAGGCCCCACACCAGCTCCTGGTCCGTAGCCGTGGCAGAGATACCTGCGTTACTGTGGTTGTGCCCCGACACCGTGCAGCGCATCCGCGTCTCTGCGTCCTTACGGAAGCCGTTGATCCCGCCTGACGTCTCACCGTGGTGATAAAGAACGTCATCAATCACAACTTGATCTGCAACGGTCCAGCCATCAGGCATACCAAACAGCTCCTCAATGGGGCGCATGAAGATGCTTGGCTCCATGCCCAGCTTGCGTAGCTGCCGTGCCGGGATGCGATCATGGTTGCCCATGATGAGAGTCACCTCTGGGAATGCGTCGTACCAATCCTGGGCGCGATGATAGGCAGACTCATACTCACCTATGACGTTGTGCAGCATCGGCTCGCTGTCGTGAAACGAGAGGCTGTGGTTATCGAACATGTCACCGATATGGATCACGCGATCAACGCCCCACCTCCCAAACGTCTCCTCGCAAAAGCCGAGGTATCCGTCCAGCTCGTAGGGCAGGTGAGTGTCGCCAATGATCCCGACCCTGCTACCCTTCTCCGAGGGTGCCGCTCGTAAGTTGGCGCGCCTCTCCACAGACATCAGGCGCTCCCTAACACTCTTCTCATCGATGCCAAGCTCCCTTGCGGCAGCTCTCCTGCTCATGCCCTCGATGTAAACAAGAGTCACTGCCTCTTCCTGCTTTAATGTCTTGCAGTGCTGTAGCAGGTCACTTCCTGATGTATCCGTAGACCGTGAGGTCATGCTTTTTGCCCTCCTTGGCTTTTTGGAGCTCACCGTCGAGTCGCTTTGATTCGAGTCGATAGTGGGCTGAGATTGCTTTGATGTTTGCTCTGGCGTATTGCGCTCGTCCTTTGCAGGCGGCGATTTCAACCATCTTTTCAATAGCTTCATCTGGGTTGTCACCTCCGTGTATTCGTTTCCAGATTTCTATGTGCTCCACTGGGTGCCCCTCAACGTAGTTATGGCAATAGGCACATAGGCTGAGTTGCTTGGGGCTAAACCTCGAACCCCAGTGCATGCGTGAAATGAAGTGGCTACATTGGAGGCCGGCTGGCTTCTCGGTGTAGTCCTTCTCGCATCGCTGGCACTTCCATTGCGCTGACTTCCTCACGCAGTCGGATAGGTGCTTATCGGCCACGTTGCGCTTGATCTTTCCTCCGAAGCCCATCAGATAGCCTCCACCGCTTGGATGCGCTCACCTATCCACCTAACAACAGGCACAGCAAAGCTATTCCCCAGAGCCTTGTACCTCGGACCATCGGGACACTTATCTGCTGGCTTGTTGCGGTACGGGATCTGTGTATAAGAGTCAGGAAACCCCTGCAGCCTCTCGCACTCGGTTGGTGTCAGGCGTCTAACGCTTAGACCCTCGCGAACCGCTTGATATCCCTGACCAGGCTTGCCACCGCCACCAGACAATGAGTTGGTCACATTCATCTCGTAAACATCTGCCTTCTGGTTTTCGGCAAAGGCCACACAGCTCGTTGTTACAGCAGGCGGGTCACCACCGGCGAGCATTGGGGTCGCTTCCAGAGCTAACCTCAGTAGCGGCGGTAGCTTCTTCCCTCGCTTCTCGGCTCGGCGCAGGATTCCCTGACAGGCTTTCGCGCTCAAAAAGAACCGCTGCGGCACGTCTCCAGTCTCCAAGGTATCCGACAACGAACACACGACGGCGCCGCTGGGCCACTCCGAAGAATTGAGCGTCAAGAACCCGGTAGGCGAACCCATACCCGATTTCAGCCAGCGCCCCGAGGAAGCTTCCAAAGTCCCGTCCTCCGTTCGATGACAGGACGCCGGGGACGTTTTCCCAGACCACCCACTGTGGCCGCTTGCGTTGAGCAAGCCTAATGAATTCGAGGGCCAGGTTGCCGCGCTCATCATCCATGCCGCCTCTGAGTCCGGCGACGCTAAATGACTGGCATGGCGTCCCTCCCACGAGAAGGTCGATTGGTCCATATTCATCATCCTTGATAGAAGTAAAATCTCCGTGAAGCGGAACCGTTGGATAGTGGTGCTGTAGCACCGCGCACGGAAATGCTTCGATGTCACTGAAAAATGCAGGCTTCCATCCCATGTGGTGCCAAGCCATGGTTGCGGCCTCTATGCCGCTGCATACGCTGCCGTACCTCATCAGTGCACCAGCCTTAGATGGGGCTTGTCGTCAGGGGTCAGGTCCACGTCCAAGTCGATGTCGTGAATCCATACAAAACGACCCCCTTCTGCCATCGTCTCGTCCATATAATCTATGGCCGCGTCGTGGGTCATGCCCTCCTGGGTGGTCAGGTAAGCAAGCACCGCATCGCAGTCGTAACAGACCACCGGCCCGCCTTCGCTGTATAGAAATTTAGTGGCGGCAAAAGCAAATTCCGGCACTAGGTCAATCTCAAAAAGCTCGTCGTCGTCCATGACTAATCCTCCTCGAAGTCTTCTTCATCTAACTGGTAGCTGCCGTCGCGGCTGTACCATTCCTTGCCCCCGATCTCGTCCCAGGTTGAGTAATCCATCCCGAGCCTCTCAATCCACTTCATGTGCTTTGGGCAGACCCGGTTGGACTCAACCAGCTCTATCTGCCCACCCCGCTGCAGGAACCTTTCCGTCTGGGCGGCAATCCTTTGCCGTAACGCTTCCTTGCTCATTACTCCTTACCTCCTAGTAGAGCCAAGCCAGTCTTGTAATGATCTCGGACGATGTCCCGAAGGTGCTCAGGCACATATCGCTCAACAAAGGCTTTTTGCTTCTCTGGATCGCCCTGCATTTGAAGCAGGGCTGTTGCGAAGTGCCGGGGGGACCTACCGTCCGCCCCCCACCAATCACTGGCGCTCATAACTCGCAGGCACCAGCCACACACGCCAACTCCTTGGCGCCCGTGGTTGAGTCCTCTCCAGTCTCAAACTCAGACAGCCGATCCCATTCGATGGGTAGCTCCCTGACGATGTCCGGCAGCTTGATGCTGTCGTCCGGAACCATCTCGAACCCGTCCCAGATCATCTTCTGTTGCGGAACCACTCCGGCCTCGTACTGCTCCTTTGTGATCTGCTGGTAGGGTGCCTGTTGGTAAGTGCCACCGTCATAAGGCAGTAGACTGATGCCGCTCAAGCTGTCGAAGTTGTCCCACATCCACGCCGCGACGTGCATAAACTCATCGGGCGTGTAATAGACGGTGATGCTTGGCTTGTGCTCGCACCATTCGTCCTGGTAGATCTTCCACAACCTAAGCTGCTCCATCGCGCCAACGTCC